ATTTAACTTTACAAGCAGGTCACTCATTTAGAGCACACAATGAATCAAAATATGATAAATATAGAATGTATGGAACATCATCTGCCTATGCTATAGGTATGTACTCTGGTAATACATATGGAGGTTTGAATGACTGGGCTATGACATTTACCTTCAATGATGAAGCTGATAGAGGTTTTTTATGGCGAGACACTTCACATGGAACAAATGGTGGAGCTATGGGCTTAACTACAAATGGTAAATTAACAGTAGCTCATAGTGCAAGAATTGGTTATGGAGAAACAGATACAACAATACCAGGTGCAACTTATAGATTAGATGTAAGTGGTAGCATTGGAGCAACAGCAGATGTAGTAGCTTATATATCATCTTATAGAAGATTAAAAGACAATATAAAAAATATTGAAAATCCATTAGAAAAATTACAAAAACTTAATGGTGTAGAATTTGACTGGAATGACAAGCAAGACTTGTATGAAGGACACGATATTGGTGTTATAGCACAAGAGGTAGAAGAAGTATTACCTGAAATTGTGGATACAAGAGAAGATGGTCATAAGGCAGTTAAATACGATAGAATGGTTGCTTTATTAATTGAAGTAGCTAAAGAACAACAACAACAAATAAACGAACTTAAGGAGAAGTTAAATGGCTAAAGTAATCGCAGAAAAAGTACAAGAAGCAGTACAAGCTGACTCTACTAAAATAGTAGAAATCAAACATACAAGAACAATGCAAGATGCATCAGGCAATGATGTAGTAGTGGTTGATTATACTGAAGAAAAATTAGTAGACGATGCTATTTCAGAATGTGAAACAAATATAGCTAGCTTACAAACACAGCTTACTGAGTTTGAAGCAGAATTAGCAGACTATATAGCAATAAGAGATGCTGAATAATAAATGGCTTTACCAGCAATAGGAACAACAAATTTTGGTATAGGTAGTGTAGGTGCTGATATAAAAACAGCAACTGGTTGCAATCAAAGTACCAATTTAAGTCTTAAACACCTAATGATAGGTGGCGGAGGACTTACATTTGATTCTGCTGGTGGACCATGTGGAGATATGACTGGTGGTAGTCCAGCGCCTGGAGTAGAAGACGCACCGTACGCAATGAGTGAAGTAAGAGGATTATTCCACGATGATGGCGGCGGTGGCGGAGGCGGCGGAGGTGGAGGAGTACCTTTCCCATAAATTAATTGAATAGTATCTAATAATTCAATAAATTTGGATATATTTTTAATAGCAAATAAGGAGAAAAAATGGCTAAAGAAAATGAAACAGTAAAAGAAGTAGTTCAAGAACCTATTAATTTACAAGAACAATTAAAGGTCATTGAAGCACAAATTGCTGAATTACGTGGAACACACAACTATATAAACAGCTTGTTACAACAAGGGTTTAGCGTTGTACCTCCAGCCAAGAAAGAGGGTAAATAGAAAGTGGGGGGGAATTTATTTTCCCCTACTTAAACACCTAAATCGGAGCAGGACTGAATATGGAATTAGATAAAAAAACTAAATTTACTTTGAGCATAGAAACATTAATATCACTAGCAGTATCAATATTTATGTTAGTAGGTATGTGGTTTTCTTTACAAGCTGATATACAAGAAGCAAAAGAGTTACCAGAACCACCAGTATCTAGAACAGAGTATGATTTAAAAGACCAGATGATTCGTAATAGCATTATGAATACTGAGGAGAAAGTAGAGAAACTTGAAGAAAAAGTAGACGATATTAAAGAAGATACTAAAATGATTAATAAAACTCTACTGGATATGAACAAATGAGGAAAATAGAAGATGAAAAAGTTAGACAATATTATATTACGACTCTTGTCGTATGGTTTTGCTTTATATGCTTCCTTGTCTTCTTTATCGGCGCAGTCAGTTAATCTTGATTCTTTTGAAGAAATTCAATTGATGAAGAATGAATTTTGTGCTGTTATAGAAATTAATGCAAGTTGGAATTGGCAAAATAAAGTACCTATTGAAGAATTAAAACGTTGTTATACTGGATATGTTAATTTATCTAATAAAGAAATTGGTGCAGTCATTCAAAAAGAATGGGATATTAAAGTTGTACCTACCATTATCATATTTGAATATGGTGTAGAAGTAAAACGATTTGAAGCAGATTTAAGTATGAAATTTACTAAGGATGAAATATTAAATAAAATACGCAAGGAGATTGGTCAATGAATTGTGAATGTGGATGTGGATTATGCCTAGATTAGATTTAGTAGGTAAAATTATTGACAAAGTTGCAGACAATGTTGATAGATTTACTTTAGACAAACAGGAAAAAGCTGATTTAATTTCTGAAATTAATAAAGCACAAATGGAAGTAAATAAAGTAGAAGCTGGTCATACCAGCATTTTTGTTGCGGGATGGCGCCCTTTTACGGGCTGGATATGTGCCACAGCATTAGCATATCATTACATTTTACAACCTTTACTAACATTTATTTTATATAGTTTTGGAAATGAAATTGTATTACCAACTTTTGATATGGGTACACTAACTACTGTACTTTTAGGTATGCTTGGTCTTGGGGGAATGCGCTCGTTTGAAAAGGTAAAAAGAAGTGCCTAAAAAAGAATATAGAATATTAGGGTTTCACGGAGGTTTAAACGACCATTCTGATGCAAAAGATATTCGTGATATTGATTTAAAATCGGCTACAGGAGTGTCTGTACATAGAATTGGTAGATTAGTTGGTATTGGTAATAATACGAACACAGCAGTCAATTCTAGTGAGTTTACGGCTGATATAGAACCAGGTTATGGATTACATTATTTTTCTACTGACGTAAATAATGCAGAAACAAAAACTTCTGAAGATTGGTTAGCAATATATGATAAAGCAAATACAAAAGTACGTTTATATTATCGTGATAAAGTAAATAATGATGCAAGTCCTGGATTTAGTTCAGAAGAAATAACATTTTCAGGAAACATTAAAGCAAATTATTATTATGCTGATGGTATGTTGCGTATAGGAGATGCTGGACACAATGAAAGAAGTAAATGGTTTGGATATATAGATAATGATTTATTTTGGACAAATCAACACGGAACTATAAACTTACACGATATTAATAAATGGTCTAATGGAGACCAAAGATTATTACCTGTAAGCAATTTAATAGGTGATGATTATTTCAATTTAGTAGACTTATCTAGTGCAAATCCTGATGCAACTACTATAGGTGATGGTACACAAAAAAGATTAATATTAGGATATTGGACAACTGAAGGTGGAGAATGGAGTGGTAATTATAGTTTTGGATGTACGTTTATTTATGAAGGCGACCAAGAATCAGCTTTAAGTGTTATTTATGATGATGCTTTAAATGAAATAGAAACCACAGCAAACTTTTACGAAGAACAAGTAATGTTTCAAGTATTTATTCCTATGGGTACTAGTAGCACTATTGCAACAGATGCTAGTCATAGATTGGGAGACGATAGAATTATAGGATTAAATTGGTATTTTAAACAACAAGGTGAAGATGAAGATTGGATATTTTTAATGCATACTGATTTAAAAGAAGGTGGAAAACATCATTGGAAAGCATATAATGCTACAGCAGAAACTTCTTATGGTTATTGGGATGGAGAAGTAGTAAATGATAGTTTAAAAGATAGTGTTACTGAAGGAGTAGATATTTTATTGAACAGTTCTACCCCAGCTACACATATTGCTTTTTGGGATAATAGTAACGGAACAAACAATTCTCCTATTGGTTGGAAAGATACTGGTACTGGTGCAAGTACGAGCGGATTATCGTATAGTAATGTGTATTTAGAAGTAAATTTAAATAACAATAATATTAATGGATTTAATAATAGATATGGTTTTTTAAGAGTATGGGGTGGAGCAATATCACCTTTATATGTAAATAGCGCATTAGATAGTAGTGCTAACATAGATGAAATTGCATTAAAAACAGGACAAGATGGAACTCCAGGTACAGACTGGGATACTTATTTTGTACCTATGGTATTGCCTGGTCCTGGTACGGATAGAGAATTTAGAGTAGAAGTGTTAGATGAAAACTTTGCAGTTATTGCTGATAGTGGAATTAAAACAATGACAATAGCTGATAGTGGTAAAGAAGCACCACCTGATTATGAACAAGAGGTAGAAATATAATGGCTAATTACGCAGCAATGAACCCAGGTAAATATCATTTAGGACAATTGTTCAGATATCCGCCGTTACAAAATAGAAGATTAAATGAGCGCTATATTATACAAGAAGTTAAATGGAAAACTTCTGCTATGGTAGGTAGAAGAATATATATTGGTAATGTAGAAATTAAAGATAAAGATGGAAAGTTACGTACAATGTCTGATACTGTCTTAAAGTCTAGAGCTGGTAAGTTTGATACTTTTACTACAGATAGATTAATAGATGTAGCAGTAGGAGATGGAGAAGATATAATAAGACTAGCTTCTTTTGCAGATAGATTATTACAATATAAACAAAATACTATGTACATAATTAATTGCACAAAATCACTAGAAATACTAGAAAGTAAACATAAGTTTAAAGGCGTAGACCATCATAATGCAGTATGTGAAACAGATTATGGTATAGTATGGTGTAATGAACACGGAGTATATATGTACAATGGTCGTTCAGTTAACGAACTATTTATTACTGAAGGTGTACGTAATGTATCTGAAGAAACTTGGAATAGTTTTTATTCTAAAGGAAAAACAAGTGTAGGATATTTACCAGATTCAAAACAAGTTATTTTTGTTCGTGGCGTAGATAGTTCTGATACAGATAGTGGAGATATATTAATTTATGATTTAGTAAGCGCTTCTTGGGTAAAAGGAGATAGTCAAATCAATGCTGAAGATAAAACCAATTTGATAAATGATTGGAATAATGATTTAATATATGGCTATGAAAGTGATGTTGCTAAAACTACATTACAAAAATATTCAGTAACACCTACTTCTAGTATTGCTACAATGGATATGAAAACAAAGTTTTTTAATTTTGGTAATCAATCAAGAAAAAAGATTTATAAAGTAGAAATTACTTACAAAGGCGGCGTTATTAATGATATAGACTATGAAACAACTAATGTGTTGCCTCAATATGCAGTAGATAGTTCTAATAGTTATAGTGGTGTATTTAGAGATGCTGATGGAAATGCTATTACAAATATACCTAGTAGTAGCGATTGGAGCGTTATAGAGCTATATACAAGCCCAATAGATAACAATAATGTAAAAAGTATCAGTATTCAACTTACAGAAGCATCTGCGGGTGCGGTAAGACAAAACTTTGAAGTCAATGATATTACTATAGTATATAGACAAAAGAGTGTAAAATAATGGCAAGACAAACAGAAAACAATAATAGATTATCTAGCTATCAAGGTGGCGAAGATAGAATGGAGCGTAGAAGAAATCATCATTATTATCAAAAACAATCACGCTTTGTAGAACAAATACCAAATGATATAGATGGACAAGATGGTGATATTGTGTATATTGTTAATAAAGAAAACTATAATAAAGTAGAGCAACTTATTAAACATGATGGAAGATGGATAAATTTATCTTCTGGACGACCTCAAGACGATACAAATAAACAAAAAAGATTTGTACAGGCAAGGGCAAGATAAAATGTTGATTATAGACAATAAAAGTATTATATTAAGTATAAAAAACTTTAGGATTATTTATGGCTAAAGCTCCTATCAAATCAGCAGTTAGAAGAAAAGCAACATATTCAGGTATGCAAAAAGCGTCTATGTATGATGCTATGATGCAAGAACAAATGGGTAAAATGGCTGTAGAAAATATCTATGCCAACGAAAATCAAAAGCAACGTAATATTACTGCTTTAGGTGAAGTAGTTAACTTTATGGACGCAAGACGCCAAGAAAAAGAGCGTATGCGTGAAGTAGAAAAAGGTGTTGCAATTGCTGAAGAAAAAGCTAATGGAACAGTTGTATATGATAAAGTAACACTTATGGATGTTTTTGAAGGTAAAAATAAATTGAGTGAAGTAGGTATGGAATCTTGGCAAATAGGTAAAACAAAATACGATGCCGCTGACATGAGAGCTTTAGCTCAAACTTATCAAACAAATAAAATGCAACAATTTATTAATGGAGAAATAGACGAACAACCTGTATTGCCTAAAGGTAGTGGATGGACATATAAATCAGGAGAAACACAACCTATATTAGGTACAGGATATTATGGAGTAAAAGCGGCTAAAGTATTACGTGAAGAAGATGCATACAAAGCTGGACAAATTATTTATCAAGCAGATAGGTCAACAAAGAGTTATGGTTTAGATAAATGGTCTTCTAAGTCTGAAGTCGTAGACAAATTAATACAAGATAAATTTAGTCCAGATAGTGCAAACTATGATGCAGATTTAACATCTATGGTAGGACTTACTGATACAGAAAAGACTGAATTTACTGAAACTTATGCAGAATATAAAGACTTAGTAAGTATTAAAAAAGGCGCAAGAACAAAAGAACAAACAGCTCGTATAAAAGAAATACAACAATTTATGAAACCTTATTATAATAAGATTAGCGATAATATGGCTTGGGAAGATGTTGCTCCTTATATTCGTACAGCAGAATCGGCTGATAGAGAAATGATTATTAGAGAGAATGAAGCTGGGTTAGGGTTTGATTTAGGTCCATACCAAATTAATACAAGATGGTTGTTTGCTGGTGATGGAACATTTCAAATGATGGCTGGTACAGATAAAGTATATGCACCTTGGGCTGAAATAGATACAATGTTAATGGGTAGTTTAAGTGAAACAGAAAGACAACAACTACCACAAGGTACTCCAACATATACTGGTAAAGAAAAAGGATTAGATTTAGGAGATTTTTACGGTGATAATTCTATGTGGAAACGTTATAAAAATAGAGATAATATTAATCCATTTATAGAAGAATATAGCGAAGAACAAGAATTATTAAAGAAAGCTGGTATTGTAGATGAAAATTTACAATTATTTAATGTAGATGCAAATGCAAGTCAAATATATACTATGGAAGACGAGGTAGAATAATGGACCCATATTCAATAGCACAATTAGGATTATCAGCATATAGTATATTAAGCGGAGCTGGTGCTGAAGCAAGTGCAAATAGAGCGCAAATAGCTTCTAACAATATACAAATAGAATTTTTAAATGATGCATTAGGATTTACAAAAGATACTGCACAAGCACAGCGTGAAGTTGCTGAAGACGAATTTAGATTTAGTTTTGAACAAGCTGGAATAGAATCTGGTACACAATGGGAAGGCATTGGTAGAACAATGGAACAAACATTGGATTTAAATAAATTTGCTAATGTAGGTGCAATAGAATCAGAAATGGATTTTTTAACTGATAAAATGGACCGAGCATTTCAATCTCAATATGTACAACTAGAACGAACAAGAGATGCTGGATTTGCAGCAGCAGATGAATATGAAATTAGTACATTAGCTTCTATTGAAAATCAGAAAAAATTATTAAAAAGACAAAATCAAAATTTATCAAAAAGAGATAGTTTTTGGGAAGTATTATTTTAAAGGATAAACAATGGCTGTAGAATACGCAAATATATTTAGAACATTAAACTATATGATGGAAAGTCGTGCTAGAAGAGAAGACGCTAAAACAGAAGCATCATTAAGAGCATTACAAATGGCGCAACAAGAAGAACGATTTGACAAAGAACTTGCTTTTAAAAGAGAACAATTAGGATTACAACAAGAAGAATTGTTAGCTAAAAAAGAAGAACGATTTATTAATAGAGCAAAAGGATTAGCACAAGTAGCATTAACGAATTGGGGTTCAGAAGCAAAAACTGTATGGAATACTACTTTTGATGGTTGGTATAGTAGCTTTTTAGATGAAGATGGTGCTATATCTGATAAAAATAAAAAAGCAATGATAGAAAGTTTAACTGGTAATGGAGACTTTGTATTTACTGACACAGCAACAGGCAAACCAATTACAATGGATGTTGCAGCAGCAGACAATTTGATTACACAAATGCGTGTGATAGACAAATTAATTAAAGGTGGTGGAAGTGCTACTGGTGAATTAGATATTTTATATGGACAATGGGAACAAGCAACTGGAACTGCATTGACTAATTATAATGATGGAAAACAATTTAGAGATGGATATAATAGATTGACTGCAGAATTACAACAAGTAGAACTAGGTGATTTTGATTTTAATATTTTACAAGACCAAATAAGTGGACTTAAAGATATGATATTAGATGAGTCATTACTAGGTGCAGACGAGTCAAATATACTACAACCAGATAAAAGCGAAGAAATAACGTTAGAAGGCGTATTAAACACCTTAGATTCTGAATCTATGATGCAATTTATTAATTTAGATAATAGCGAAGCTAATATGTTAGCACGTAAACAACAAATTGTAAAAGGAATACCTTATTTAAATGAATGGGCTGTAAAAATAGATGAAATGACTGTACCTTATGACGCAGATGATAAAACAAAATTTAATGCATTAAAAGGGCAAATGGATATTATTAACTATGAAATACGTAAAAGTCAAAATGCTTTAAAAGATTTAAATAAAGAAATTCAACAAGAAGTAAGTCAACATAATAAATACATTGATTATAATGAAAGTATTGGATTAACAAGTGATATGAGCAATGGAAATATTTATGGACCTGAAATGCAAGAACAGCACAATCTTGAAAAATTATTATTAGAAACAACATTAGATGTGCTAGAAAATAAGAAACAAGAAATAAAACCAGCATACAATAAATTATGGAGAGGATGGTAGTAAATGCCAGATTTAAGTGAGTTAAGAAAAGGCTTAAACTTAGAACAAAAAGTAGAAAAACAATTTGAAGATAATTTAAAAGGAATTTCTACACAAACACCTACACAGATACCTAGTTCTCCTATAGGTCAAACACCTGTACAACAATCTGGTGGTATGATTGGTGCTAGACGTATTGAAGTAGATGAAAAGAATATGTTTGAAAACCTTGGTTCTGGATTATGGGACTTTGGTAGAGAAGCTGGAGAATCATTTGTAGATTTAGCATTAGGAGGAATACCAAGTGCCGTGAGTGATTGGGACCCAGCAGAAGGTGCATCTGATAGTTTAGGTGGTAAATTAGGACAAGCGGTAGGTAGTGCAGCTGGATTTTTAGTACCATTTAAATATGGTGCACAGGTTATGCGTGGTGTAGGTAGAGCATTTGCTGGACAAAAAAGTGCTACTAACGTTGCAAAAAGTATTACTAAAGATATTGAAAATGTTTTATCAAAGAAAGGTGCTATAAAATTTGGTAAAAAAGGAGAATTAGCAGATGGTATTAGTAAAACTGATGACATCATTGAATCATTTAAAAAACACGTATTAGACCCTGCATTAATTAATCCTATTAAAGGATTTGATGGAGCGTTTCAAACAGTAACAAAGCGTAATGAGTTTTCAAAACAAATTATGGATAACGCTTATAAAATGATAGATGATTTGGCTATGCAAAAAGGATTTAGAATTGATAAAGGTGTAGCAGAAAAAGCAATTAATTCTATTGTAAAAGATGCTTGGAAAGCGGTTGATGGTGTTCCTATTACTAGTATGCAATCACTTATTGCACAAAATTTACATAGATTTATTCCATTTAATATGATGCAACAAGGCGGTAAAGTCGCAAACCTATATGGTCATTTAGGTGAAGAAGCGTTATTGTTTGCTGGTGTAGAAAATTTAATGCACGGAATTGATGTATTAGGTGGTAAGTTTGTTACAGGCGATGAAGTAGAAGCTGATTTTGGCGGAACAACAAAACACGCACTTATGATGGGACATTTATTAGGTGCAGTAAGATTTGTTCCTGGCGGTGTTAGAGGTGGTATGTTACCATTAATGCGTGGTAATGGTGCGCAACGTATAGAACGTATATTAAAAGCTAGTAAAAACCATTCTTCTACAATTGATGTTACTACTAAAAAAGGACAACAAGCGATTTATGACCAATATAATTTATTAGCAAACATTAAAGATGATGCATATACAGGTGGTCCTATTGCATTAGACTTAAAGAATTTTGTAAAGAAACATCCATTATGGAATAGAATAGATGATGAAGCGGCTTCTACGCAAACATTTAGAGATATTATAATGAACAAATCACGTGGTAAAAAAGCATTACAACAAAAAGAAGATGCAACAATTATTATGCGTGATGCATTAAGAGATTTAAATAGACAAGTACAAGGTCAATGGAGAAAGAAGTTTGTAGCTGAGTTTGGAAAAGATATATTACAATCTACTCCTAGAATGGTATTAGGTGGTTATACAATGGGTGGTATGAATGAAGTATTCTTAAATCCAAATATACCATTTGAAGATAAATTAATTAGTTTTATGACTGGTGCATTTTTAATGAAACACGGAAAAGAACTACAATATAAAAATATTAATGGTAGTTATGAAGGAATGCAAGTATTAGGGTTTAAAGCTCACGGAGAATTTCCTAAAAAATTATTAGCACAAGAACAATTAATGAATGCATTTGGTACTTCTATGAAGAATAGTCCTGAATGGTCTAATATTTATGTTAAAGCGTTAATTGAAACTGAAATACCTTCTATTGTACGTAATCAAACACCAGAAAATTTAGAAACCTTAAATAGTATTCACGATATGGTAATTGCAGGTGGAAAAGGTAATGTAGGATTTACTACTGTAAAAAGTTTAGATGTAAAACCAAAAGAAAATAATCAAATTAAAAATGATTCTCAGTATGAAAGTATTTATAATGAGATTATACACCAAGAATCTACAAACATCAAACGTGCGGCTCACGAAACAGAAATATTAAAATCTAAAAAAGAAAGACGATTTAAAGTTTGGAGTGAATTAACAAAAGCTGAAAAAAATAGATTTGTTAAAAGTGCTGATAAAGAAGGATTAATGACTCGTTTAGATGTCTATGATAGATTTAATGATGCAAATGCTGTATTTATTAATGAGTTAAGAGATTTATTAGATGTTAATGCTACTAATTTAGCTGATGTATTTGGAGATGTAGGATTGTATACTAAGATACCTAATAGCTCACGTATAGAATTTAGACAAATTCGTATCAAATTATCAGGAGAACAACGTAAACAATTAGATGCTAGAACAGAAGCGGCTATTGATGGATACAATGAATTAGTAAACCTAATTACTTCAGAAGGTGTACATACAAAATCCAGCACTCCTTGGGAATTAACTGGTGATAAATTTGATAGCGGTAAAATGCAAGAACTATTAGCAACCTATAAACAAGGATTAGGTGAACTTAATGGTCGTTTAAAATTAAATGAAATTAGACAACAAGTAGACTACTCTACTGAAACATTAACAGATGCATTTAGATTTTTAGACTTACATAATGCAATTAGAACTGCTGCTGGTCCTAATGGATTGAAAAATATATTTGATACAAATGCAGAATTTGCTGATGTATTTATGGATGCAGATACAGCATTAAATGTTGTAGGTAATTTTGTAGTATCAAGAGGTAGAAATAGAGATAGACAATTAGAACATCAAATGAACGCTATCTTAAAAACTATTCGTCAAATGCATTCTAATTTAGACCCAGCATTAGGAAGTGCTAGTACTAAAACCATTACACAAGAACAAGCTAGATTTGTTATAAACACTCTTGAAAATGTTGGTATACACGCATTTAGCGGTGTATTAAAAAGAAATAATAGTTCCTTAAGTATTACAGAAATGGGCAAACAAGTAGCACAACGATACAATATAGAGCGTTTACGTAATAGCACAAAGAATAATGGTGAGCGTATAGATGTAGAAGACATTGGCGTATTACAAGCATTAGAAGATTTTGGTATTACGAAAAACTTTACATTACGTTCTGTGTCTAGAGTATTGTTTGATGTCAAAACAGAAGGTTGGTTAGATAAAGCAAATACGGATGGTATTGAAGCAACTATTGAATCATTAAAACAACAAGGAGTTACCGAAAATAATGTAGGGATATTAGATGCATTATTGTCTATGCAAAAATTAGTAGAAAGAGGAACTTTAAAAGCAAATGAAGCTCCAGGGTTTTTTGATGATGTATTAGCGGCGTTACAAGGAATTATTAGACCATATGAAATTAATCCAGTAAATAGCAAAGGTGAACCTGTAAGAAAAATTGATGGTAAAGATGTTATTAGTGGTGCTGGTGTATTAAATAGAAGTGGTGGTAATAAGTACGAAACTGGTATTACACCCGCAAAACTTTTAGAATTGAAGAATCATATCGAAACTATTAGAACAGAAGGTTTAACAAACGAAACACAACGATTTATAAATGATATTACTGAGTCTATTGCTCGTACAGAAAATATGACTAATAAGCGTTTTAGATTGTTAATACTAAATTTAATGGGACAAGGTTCACGATTCAATTACAAGAGTGCTACAGAAGTATATACATTAGCACAAGAATTAAAGTTATACAATCCTAAAGGAGATAAGAAGTTTGCAGACGAAGATTGGAGTGCTGAAACTATTAAAGAGTATAGTGAAAAGTTAGTCAATAGATTAAATCGTAATTTTAAAGATGAAAACAAAGCAATTGATGAAGTGTTAAGAAATGATAAATTCTTTGAAAAAGATTTTCCTGAACCAAAAGATGTTAAGCTAACTGATATTCTAAATAAGTATGATTTTGCTGAAGGTAGTAGATTTAAATTGCCACCTGAAGCTGGTAGAACTACTGCAGACCACGTACAATATATGCAACGAATTTTAGAAGATGTATATAATAAAGACTACGATTTATTTATAAAAGATTTCCAAAAAGATTTAGGAAAAGCAAAGATTGTAGATAGGGATAATGCTCCTAAAGAAATAGACATACAAGAAGCTACTATTGCTTTAAGTCAATTTATACAAACAAAAAATAAACAAATTAAAGTAGTACGTTATGATTGGAATGGTCAAGAAAATAAAAATGTATTAACCTCAGAAGATTTAATACAAGAACCTATTGTAGTACAAATACTTCGTGGCGCTCAATCAGAATTTGGTAAAGAAGTAAATATTTTACAAGGTAAGGGAATTAATGATAAAGGTAATAGACAAACATTATCTGATGCTGGATTGCGTAATAATGCATTAGAAAACTTATTCCAAGGAACTTATGCTTCAATAGATAAAGCATTTGCTATTAGCGATATTTTTAAAACAAAAGAACAACTTGAATGGGAATCCGTAAACTCTTTTAATCCAGATGTAAACGCAAATCAATCATTTATTGCATTTCGTTGGGGAAAACAAGAGTATGCTTATCTTATCAAATCAGATAAAATAAACTTAGATGCAATTGCTAACAACTATGTAAAAATGTTAGATGCAAGATTAAAAGCAAATAAAGATGTTAATATAGATAGAAATAAATTATTAGAAGAAGTAAACATTAAAGAAATATCAGAAGGTGTTTATGAATGGAACATAGGTAATGATACAACATTAGCTACAGAAAATATGCACAAAGTAATGAATGATTTAATCTATGATAGAATTATTGGTCAACGTTACTGGAATGAAAATATGCGTACGTTTGAAGGAAAAAATTTAAATGGATTACTAAAACGTGCATCATTGTTTAACAACATAAGTGCAGTAAGTCAAACAGATGCGTTAATTAAAATGCATTTGAATGCCTTAAAGCGTAAAGGACCTAGAGGAAAGTATGAAATTACTTTTGAGGGTAAAGAAGATGTTATAGAAGTATTATCTGATTTAGCTAATACAAAGAAACGCTGGAAACAAGTTACCGTAGCTGATGAAGTAATTGATGGTATTGATGTAAAGAACTCAGTAATAGAGCAAATTAGACAAGATATTGCTGAATTAAAAGCTGAAAATAAAACATTAGGCGATAAAGCTGAAAAAGAATTTAACGAATTAATAGATAGTAAAAAATTTTCTGATGCATCAGATGTAAATGGTATTACGTTTGTAAGCGAAAAAGTATATAAAGCACTAGCATATTTAGCTGGGGAAACTGATTTTACAAGAGTAGGTGGTATTAAACCTATCATATTAGGTACAGGTGCTAATCAACAATTATTTGTAAACAAAACAGCTATGGTAAATAATCCTAGAATAAAATCTATATTTGATGCAAATCAAGATGTAGCTTGGTTAACTTTTACTAGTGCTAGTAAACAAATAGGTGCATCTAGAGAAATTAACTTACTTCGTGCTGAAGATGTATTGAAACCAGGTTTTGTTATTGACAATGCGTTTAAACAAACTATTTTACCAGAAAACATTAATATTATTAGTACAAAGAAAAGTAAAGAATATGCAACATTATCTATTAACCATACTTCACATTTAAATACTAAAGAATCTAGAAAAGCATATTACTTGCAATATGTAGAACCAAAAGTAACTAAAATTAAACAAGCAATTAGCGACTTTAAAGACCCAAGTAAATCTAATTGGACAAAAGCATATTTTAAAAGTTTAATGAATCAACGTGCAGAAACACGATTAAGCTTAGGACAAGAGATGTTATCTAGTGAAGGTATTATGGCGGCATTTGCTCGTAATAATGTACTACCAACTATTATGACTAGACAATGGGAAAATATGATTAAAAACAATCTAGTAGATGATATGTTTAAAATTAAAACTGTAGGTGGTAATGCAGTATTATCTCCAACAGACTTTGGCGTAAAAGATATATATAGCGGTGAACGATTAAAGAATACATTAATTGTCGGTGAAAAGATTTATAATTTTGGTGAAGCTGAAATACCATATCTTGATGGTTTAAAACCTATTGATTGGAAAAATGAAAATGTAAATTTAATTCAAAGAGTTAAAGGTGATTATGATAAAGTGATAGATGTATTTGCCTCAGAAAATAGTAAAATTAAACAAGCGCTAGAAAAAGAAGGTATTAATCAAAACTCTTCATTAAATGACTTACAACAAGCGGTATATAAACTAGGTAAAGGTAAAGGTGAATATCAAGTAGCATTAGCTGTAGAACGTAATCCACATACAAAACCAAGTAGTGTAATGGTAGTAGGGTTAAAAGGATTCTTAAGTAAAGATATGTCTAATCAGTTTAATTTAAATAGTGTAGATGTTAAAAGAGCGGCTGAAGGAGACTTTGATATTGATACCGTAAACTATTGGTGGAACTCAAATAAAAACACATTAAGTGAATATGTTAAAGGTCGTGAAATGATACAAGATTCACAACCGCTTCCTAAAGAAGGTGGTTTGATGAACTATGAAGGATTACAAAACACAGCTGAAAGTATACAAAAATATATGGCATACGAACAAAATGCTATGTATCTACGTGGTTCTTTAATGAATGCTAATAGAATTGTACAATATTTCTTAAGTAACCAAACTACAAGAAAACAAAAATTTATTGATAGTGAAACTGGTAAATCAGCACGTGTAGTATTTGAGTTTGGTGAAGGAGCAAATAAAAGATATATTACTATTAGACAAGGAGCTTCTTTAAAGAAAGTATATCAAAAGATTGCAGATTATAACCAAGCAATACTTGACTATGAAAATGGATATAATCGTAATAAGTTTAGCGACAAGCAAAGTATTATGGACGATATATTCTTTAATGCAAAAGATGGATTTTTTGTACAAGCAAAACTAATTACTACAAGACAAAAAGTACAAGGAAAAGAAATAGAAACATCTGAACTTACAAGATTAGAAAATGCAAAAATTGATTCTAAAGATAAAGAAATTATTACAAAAGCATTAATACGTCCATACGAACAAATACTAAAACTATCTAATAAGATTTATAAAGATGGTGAATCTAAAAGTGTAGGATGGAGAGACTTAGTATCTCAAGCAGAAGAATTTAATTATGCTATGAATCGTGCACAGTATTATGCAAACAACTTAAATGGAAAAAAATGGAATAGTCAGGATATAGACTACTTTGGTGGATTTGCACAAGATGCTCGTTTAACAAATACATCTAAAACATCTGAGAACTTTATGCATCACGATAGAGTATTAGCTGAAATTATGCATATGAAAAATATTCAGTTTAGACCTGTAGGTAGAAAAGACAAATCAGAAACAATACCTTTTGCTGATGAAATAGCTGAATTAACTAATATGCCAATTAATGATATGGGTGAAGCTATTGCACAATTCAACAGTAATTTTAAAAATGATGCAAGAAGTATACAGGTAGCAAATGAAATACAAAATAGAATAGACAAACTAAAAAGA